CCTATTTTCCGACCGGCACGATCGTCACTTCGGGCGCGGCAGCGGGTGCTGACAGCTTCACGAATTGGGCGACCCACGCGAGCGGGCGCATCTTCCGTATGCGGCAACAGACCGTCAATGGTGTCGGCACGCCCACCGACTTTGTGACCGTCACCGACCGCAGCACCAGTCCCATTGTCGGGGTGCAGTATATCTCGCGCGGCAAGGTCTATTCCATCGCCGGCTTCGGCGACAGCATCACCGAGGGACGCGGCACCTATCTCAACGAAGGCTGGGGCTTCCCCGCCGCTGTGCAGCTCTCGACCGACTTCGGCATCCCGTTCGAATGGTCGGACATGGCATGGTCCGGCGTAAGTTATCCGCGCATTGCGGACCACGTTGCCGATGCGATCACAACGGCCGGGCTCAGGTTCGACGCAGCGTTCCTGCCGGTAGCTACGCCGAACAGCCTTTCGACGACTATCGTCGATGCGGACATCACCACCAACCGCACCTATCGGGCGCAGGCGGTGGCAGCGCTTGCGGCGGCAGGCGTCCCCATCCTCCCGTGGACCGTCCTGCCGGTCAATCCGGTGGTGAAGGACTTCGGCTCATCCGACAGCAAGCGCACCGCCTACAACGCGGAATGGCGCGCGCTGGTCAGCAAAGGCGTGGTTCTTGCGGACTTCGACAGCAAGTTGGCCGGCGTTACCGATGGTGACGGGCAGGTTAACCTGCTGGTCGGCGCGACCGCAGATGGCATCCACCCGAACGACACCGGCAACGCGCTGCTCTCGCCTCTCGCAGTCAATGCCGTGAAGCGCATCCTATCGCCCGAAGCGGGCACGTTGATCACGGCATGACCCTCATCACCGAAGACGGCACCGGCCTCGCGAACGCAGAAAGCTACATCTCCGTAGCCGACGCCGACGCGCGCCACGCCGCCCTCGGTAACACCGCTTGGGCATCGCTCAGCACCGCGGCAAAAGAGCAGGCGCTCCGCAAGGCCGCGGCCTATATGACGCAGCGGTTCCGCCAACGCTGGAAAGGTACGCGGCTCCTGCGCGCGCAGGCCCTCGACTGGCCGCGTTATGGCGTCTGCCTCGATAGCTATCCGGTCGATACCGACGTCGTCCCCACCGATATCGCCAACGCCTGCGCAGACCTGGCGCTGAAGGCATCGACCGAGACGCTGAACGCCGATCTCGAACGCGGCATCGTGCGTGAGAAGGTCGGTCCGCTCGAAACCGAATACGACCCGTATTCCTCGCAGGCCAAGCGCTATCCCGCGATCGACGGGATGCTGAGCCCCTACCTTTCGGGGGGCGGCATGGCCCGCTTGATTCGCGCGTGACCGTCGCCCAGCGCTCCCGAGCCGCTGACATGATCGAGCGTAAAGGGCAGATAGTCACCCTGACGCGTCGTGCGCCCGGTGCCTACAATCCCGCCACCGGCACCGCATCGGTCACCACGACGACCCAGCAGGCCAGTGCGGTCATTCTCCCGTTCTCTCAGGGCATCCGCAAGGCGTCCGGCACCGATGTGCTGGCGACCGATCGCTGGTGCATCCTGTCAGGCCTGACGATCGATGGCGCAGCCCTTTCCCCGCCTGTCGTCAACGACACGCTGACGGATGCGTCGAATGATATCTGGACGATCACCGAAGTCTCGCCGCTCACCCCGGCCGGGCTCGATATCATCTACGAACTGACGATCCGGGGGGCTGGCGTATGACCTTCGCCCTCGACCTCCAGAAGTTCGCGGAAAAGGCGGGCAAGCGCGCTGATATCGTCGTCGGGCAGACGGTCGCGCAACTCGCCGCCACGGTCGACTTCCGCTCGCCTGTTGGCGACGCCAAGTATTGGAAGCATCCCGCGCCCAAGGGCTATGTCGGCGGCCGGTTCCGTGCCAATTGGAACCTCGGTATCGGCGCGATCGATCTGAGCGTGACAAGCGCCGTCGACACTTCGGGGAAGTCGCCTGACCGCGGTGGCAACACCACCGGCACGATCATCGCGCAGATCCCCGAAGAAGCCTCGGGCAAGGTCTACTACCTCTCGAACAGCCTGCCCTATGCGCAGCGGCTTGAGGATGGTTGGTCGCGTCAGGCCCCACAGGGCATCCTCGCGCGCACGGCTGCGGAGTTTCAGTCGACTGTCGATGAAGCGGTGGCCGAAGCCAAGAGGCAGGCACCATGACCGCGCCCCTCATCCGCGCCGCTCTCGAAACCGCGCTCGCCGCGATGTCGCCCGCTCTCAGCTCGGCATGGGAGAACGACGTCTTCACTCCCACTGTCGGCACGCCGTGGCAGCGCATCGACCTGATGCACGCCGACCCGCGTCCGATGGAGCAGGGCGGCAAGCTGCACGAAGAACGCGGCATCATGCAGGTATCGCTGTTCTATCCGTTGAACACTGGCCCCGGCGCCGCAGAGACCCGCGCTGAGCTGATCCGCTCAACCTTCAAGCACGGCGCGCTCTTCACCGCATCGGGCGTCACCGTGACGATCAGCAACACGCCCTCGATTTTTCCGCTCGATGACCCGGCATGGTTTGGCCTGGCTGTCCGCGTTCCCTTTTACGCCCAAATTTGGAGGACATAAGTCATGACCGTAAGTCAGGGCATCAACATCACGCTCGCTCGCAAGGTACAGGGCGCACTCGGCACGGCCGCTTCGGGCTCTGGTGGTCAACTTCTTCGGCGGGTCTCGGCGGCGTTCAACGTCACCAAGGACACCTACGAGAACAACGAGATCGCCTCGCACCAGCAGTCGACCGGCGCCACCCACGGTATCCGCAAGTCGGCGGCGACGATCACGGGGCTTGCCTCGGCCGCGACCTATGAAGCGGAGCAGGCGGCGCTGCTGCGCAAGGCGTGGGCCGCGACTTCGGCGATCTCATCGCTCTCACTGACGATCGCGGCTTCGGGCTCGAACTACACGATCACGCGCGCCTCGGGCGACTTCCTCACGGGCGGCATCAAGATCGGCGACGTCATCCGGCTGTCGGGCGGCTCGCTCGCCGCCGGCAACGTCGGCATCAATATCGTTGTCCTAGGCGTTACCTCGACAGTCATCACCGGCAACGTGCCGACCGGCACCGCACTGGTTGCCGAAGGCCCGATCGCTTCGTGCACCGTGACCGTCGTCGGCAAGAAGTCATGGGTCCCGACCTCGGGCCACACCAACCTCTATTTCACCTATGAGGAATGGTATTCGGACCTGAGCCGCAGCCACGTCTACAAGGACTTCCAGCCTGCCACAATGGAAGTGTCGATGCCCGCCACGGGCAACGTCGGCATGAATATCGGGTTGATCGGGCTTGGCAGCGTGTCGCGTACCGGATCTCAGGTTCTCACCACGCCGACCGCCGAAACCACGACCTCGGTGCTCTCGGCAATCGCGGGCAAGGCGTACCTCGGGGGCACCGGCCAGACGGTCATCACGTCGTGCACGGTCAACATCGATGGCGGCGTGACGCACGGCGAGGCGGTCATCGGTTCCAACACCATCCCCGATACGCAGAAGACCCGTGTCAAGGTCTCCGGCACGTTCACGATGCTCTACACCGACGATACGCAGGTGACGGTCTACGACAACGAGACGGTCACCTCGCTGATCCTCTACCTCGCCGACGATCGCACCGATGGGGCGGACTTCTTCACCGTGGTCCTGCCCGAGGTGAAGTTGTTCTCGGCCGATCGCGACGATGGCGAAAAGCAGATCATCCGCACCTTCTCGTTCACCGGCCAGATTTGTTCGACCGGCGGCGCGTCGCTCGCGAACCACCAGACGATTTGCTCGGTCCAGGATTCCACGCTGGTCTGATTTTACCGCGTTCTCGGCCGGTTAATTCCCTGGCCGGCCGAGAACACCACAGGGAGTAGTTTTTATGGACCTTTCAACCCTCAATGCAGCCGACGCCTGCGAAGCGACGTTCGACCTCGAACTGAAGCACCCCGTCACGAATGAGCCGCTTGGCCTGTTCATCAGCCACAAGGGCCTCAACAGCCGCGCGGTCCTCGATGTCTCGCGCAAGCAGGGGAATGAGATCCTGCGCAAGTCCTTTCAGGCGCAGCGCAAGGCAAAGGACGAGGAACCACCGACGATTGAGGAAGGCGGCAAACGCGCCGCCAAGCTTCTGGCTGCCGCCTCGACCGCATGGTTCGAAATGAAGGACGGCAAGAAGATCGATGGCTTCGACTTCGGCGGCGACCGCCTGACCTTCACGACCGACGCGGCGATCAAGCTTTACGACGACCCCGGCTTTGGCTGGCTGCGCATGCAGCTTGATGAAAGCGTGGGCGACTTGGGAAATTTTATCAAAGCCTAATCAATGACTTCGTGACCTTCGCGGAGTTTCAATTCGAGCTGGACAAAGAAATGGACGGGGCGACGCAGCGGGAGCATCTGACAGCAGCTTGGGAGCGCTCTGGCG